ACTTAGCGTCACCGTTGGATTCAATGGACGCTCTCATATATCCATTTGTACCGAACTCAATTTTATTTTTATCATATAAAACGCATCCGGCATTGCTAAAACGAAGATAATTATTGTAGCCGTCGTATTGAACAAGAAGCTGTTCCGGATCGGCATAAAAAATATTTTTATTTGTTTTGCCTTTTGTCCCGCGTTTTACTATTACGGTTCCTTCTCCAGTAGAGGAATTTCCGTTAAGATACAGACCGCTGGCTCCACCGGAATATTCAGAAATACCATTTGATCGAACGGTAAGATCTCCGCTTGAAACAATTTCGTCCTTGTTCGCCAACGGAAAATCCTTGCTGATCCCATCGATTGTTATAAGCAGCGACCCAGAATTTCCGCCGGGATAAGAAATCCGAAATCCCTGGTACGGTTCACCGCCAGCCCAGTTCCCGGAACCGATTCTTGCGGTTGTTGTTACCCCATCATCAACGCCTTTCAGTACGGAAGAAGCAAGCTCGCCTTTCCCGTTGTTTGCGTCAAGATCGAAATATACAGCGCCGGTTTTAGAAGAAATTTTTCCAGTTACGACGGTGTTTGCAATAATTCCGGCAAACGTCGTTGAAGTTGTCCATACCCAGTCTGTGTTTTGAGCATTTCTTTCTTTTGAAATCTGTATTCCCTGGGTACCAATTCCCAGTGCGCCAAAGGTTGGGCTGTCCGGATCCAGATCCTCAAACAGAATAGCTCTGACATCTTGTTTTTTTGCAATGCTGTTTTGAACTCTAAGCTGGCTGTAGGTTCCGTCAATAAAGCCTTTGATCTGTTCCGCTATTAGACTTCCGTCGGGCCTTACAACATTATCTATCTTATTTACAGAAGACGTTACATTGTCAAAATAATTATACTCAGAGCTTCCAAGGACAACGGAGGAAACTTTTTCTTTTAAACAATCATAAGTAAGTTCTATCACTCGGGCTTCTGTTTCAATCCCGAGTTTGTAGTGTTTACAGTGAATGGTGTCTCCTAAAGATACGGATTCCAAAACAGAAAAGTCCTTATACTGTACGGTATTTTGCAGTAATACCATATCGGCGGAAATGGATATTTCGGGTTTATCCAATCCAGACGCGAATTGATCTTTACACTTCTGAGTTAAAGCTGCGTCTAACTCTGCCTGCGTATCGCAAATAGTCACTCCGTTTTCTTCATCGTCCTCACTGGCATCGGCGCGCATCTTAACGTCTTCAAACGACATAACGGCAACTTTTATAATTGGATAATTATTAATCAGATCGCTGTCTACATACCCATTATTTGTTATAGTGTATCCGTTATATGCTTTAGGATAAATACGCGTTACAACTTCTCGGGTATCAACGCTTTCCGTCAATCCGTCCGCCGGAATATTTTTTCCATATAAAAGCTCGATCCCTTTATCTGCCCCGATAGATTCATCAATATGAATTCTAAAGTTATCGAAAAGGATTTCTCCACCCCAGCGACTGATAAAAGAATTATCCTCGCCGCCGTTGATTGCCTCAATTAAGTTTTTAAATTGATAATAGGCAGTCGCTTTTTTTGTTATGTTAGATTCACCGGAATACTTGCTGTTTGGGGCCGTCATAAGATCGAGCGCCTGTTGACCGGTTTTCTCCGTGGGGCGTATATCAACTAAAAAGCAGTCGTTCATTGCGTCCATAAAAATTGGCTCCAGCGTTGCGGAAACTCCGGAATCAGACTTTTCTTTCTCTTTTACTCTGAAAAGCTGGTCGCCGTTAAAGCTTGGGGCTTTTATCACGGATTCTTCAATGATATATTTCCATCTGCCTAAATCATCGATTGGGTGTTCAAGCTCCATCTGCCAGGAACCATTTAGAACCGTTTTCAAATCGCACTTTGTTGGAAAAAGCGTCATATCGCCGTTATAAGAAAAATTTGTATTATCCGGGTTATAAATTTGAATCAAGGTTTATACCCCCATTGCGGAATGATCGAAAGCTGTCCCCCCGATATAGAAATGCTTGTGTCTCCATGAGGAAGCCATAAATCTTCATACCTTCCCGAGATAGCGGTATTCATTAAAGTACCGTCTTCCCGATACGCTATCATATTGCGGCTGTCTATTGTTAAATTTTGCCCTACATTTGCCGTAATTGTTTTCCCGTTTGTTGTGAGCGTGTAGTTACCTTCTCCGACAATTTTATAAATTGGCTTACAAAGGTCATATGGATTAAAGCTTATCGTTGAAAAAGTCTTTTGCCCACTTTTTAAAAACTCATAAGGGTAACAGGTAAAAGTCACGGAGAACTGACCGTATTTTCTTAATTCTCTCTCCAGTTCGTTGTAGTCAATTATAAGAACCTCATAAAAGGTTTCAAGGGAATCCGAAAAGCTCAGCTTTCCGGTTCCCCTCAACCACCTCTTAATATCTCTTATTCTTTTTTGAAAAAGCTTGTCTATTACGGCAAAAGTGCATTTAACAGTAATATTTCCTATACTGTTATCGTCAGAAATCAGATCTCCATCTCTGCCGGGTACCGAAAAGGTTTCATAGCGTTTTTCTGGTTGGGAAATTTCGGGATAGTCCGGTAAAAACACGCCGTGCGATGCCCCAGAGGCCCCGTTATAGACAATTTCAAATCTGTCAAGACTGCATTGAACCATTATGCAAACCCCCTTGCTCTTTGTACCGCCCTTTGCTGACCGCCTATCCTTTTTATGGTATATTCCGCTGCCATTTCTTTTAATGGCGTCCCGTCGACCGTCGTGTTATTAACAATCTGGATAACCAGCCCCTCCAGAATCCCCGTTAGGTCTACCGGCTCCGCGCTGGCGTTGGCCCTCGCAGCTTCTTTCGCATACTGTACGGAAATATCGTGAGGAATAACCTGTGATCCGTTGGGAAGATATGTTAATTCACCACGTCCTCCTTCGTTCACGTATGCGAATCCGCCTTGCCAATTGTCGGTTCCGTGCGCCAGATACGGGATCTCACCGATATTTACACCCGGGATCAAATTGATTACCCAAATAGCGCCGTTGATCGCCGAAATCACACCGTTAATTACCGCTTTCACACCATCGACCAAGGCATTAAACGCCGAGCCTATGCCGTTTACAATGCCTCCAACAAAGCCTGTAAGGCCGTTCCAGGCGCTTTCGATTCCACTGAACACTCCGCTGATTACGTCCCAAATAGCTCCAAAAACAGCCCCTACGACGTCGAAAATAGCTCCAAAAATAGTGGCGAAAACATCGATCAGAGGAGAAATAAATTCTACGATTTTCGAGACGATCCCAACTACAACTTCAATAATAGGAGAAATGATCTCCACTATTTTTCCGATGACCTCACCGATAAAAGAAATGATAGGAGAGATAACCTCCATTACCTTAGAAATTACATTTACAACGACAGTAATAATCTTTTGAATAGGAGGCATTAACGCTTGGACCGCGCTCATAATAGCCTGAATGATAGAAATAAGCGGAGGCATCAGGGATTGTATAATCTGAGATACCGTTTGGACAATTTGAGTGATCACAGGAGCAAGTGAACTGATTAATTGATTAATCAATGGTGCCAGCATGGCAACCAGTTCCCCGATAAAGGTTATAATTTGAGCCAGCACCGGTGCAAGCTGCTGCAAAACACTTCCAATCGTCTCAAAAATAATTCCGCCGATTTCCATCAGCAAGCCCATTAACGTTTGAAGAATTGGCTGCAGGGAAGACATGATAGTCGAAATTGTGGTCATGACAGATTCTCTAAACCCATCATTTGTAGCCATTAAGTAGCTGAAAGCCGCGACTAATCCCATGATCGCAGTTACCGCAATGCCTACCGGGCCGGTAAGAGCGGTAAATATACCTTTAATTCTGCCAAGCCCGGATACCGCTGTGGAAATTCCGCTTATTGCCGTAGAAATTCCGCCTATTCCCCGCACCAGCGTCCCTACTACTGTAATCGCCGGTCCTATCGCTGCCACAATCCCAGCAAACGCCGCTGGACTGATTCCAAGATTTTGCAGGAATGTGGAAAAAGCTTGGATTTTGGTTATCACGCCGTCGAGCGCCGGTGACATTTCTCCTATTGCGTCAAGCACGCCTTGAAATCCGCCTTCTTCAAAAGCCGTGTTGACTGTAGTAAGCACTTCGTTTATTTTAGGTAAAACATCTTGCGCCAATTTTTCAAATATACCGGACGTAACATTTCCTAAAAGCCCTTGAACGTTATCTTTTAGGGTCGACATCTGGCCGCTAAATGTCTGGCTTTGCTTTTCCATAGACTGGAAATATCGTCCGCCTTCCGATGTAGACCTTTGCATGGAGGCTGTTATTTCATCAACAGAAATCGTTCCCGCACTGATACGGTCATAAAGGCTTTCCATGCTTTCTCCGGTGGATTCGCTTATTTCCTGCAACGGGTTGAATCCAGCTTCGATCATTTGCTTTACATCTTCCAAAGACACTTTGCCGGCGGAAGACATTTGACCGTAGGCGGTCGCAATTCGATTCATTTTTTCAGCTGAGCCTTGAGAAATATCTCCCAGCATCTGCATTTTGTCCAGCGCATCGTCTGCGGTGAATCCGTAGTTCATTAAAAGCTGTGTTGTTTCCGCAAGTTCCGGCATTTCAAAAGGTGTGGAAGCAGCAATATCTTTTAATTCATCTACTACCTCAGCCGCTTTTTCCGCCGATCCTGTCATTACCTCAAACGATGTGGCGTAGGTCTCCATCGTTGCATTGTACTTTACACCTATTGCCGCGATTCCCGCAAAAGCTGTAGTAGCCATTGTTATTTTTTTGCCTGCGGATTGAAGCGACTTCCCTGCGCTTGAAAGCTTTTTTCCCATGTCACCTATGGTTTTTTGAAAATTCCCGGCGCTTTTTTCAGCGTCCTTGATCGCTCTGTCGAATCCGGTCGCATCTCCTGTTATTTTTGCAGAAAGAGTATAATCAGCCATTTTTCACCGCCTTTCCAGGCTTTTTTAATCCGTTGGCCTGATAAATTTTATCTATCCAGCTTTTTCCCTCATTGGCTTCCACTTCTCTAACGATTTCTAAATTTTCAGAAACCGTTTCCGCATTGGCCTTTTTTACCTTGTTTTTTCGCCATAGCTTCAGCGCTCTTTTTCTTTTTTGCCGGGTTGCGTTATATACGGCGGTAAAAACCGCATTATATAAATGCGTGCTGTCTGCAACAAGCTTGTTTTCCCAAGCTTTATAGATGAACATTTTTTCTTTTCTGGTGAGCGCATCATAGTCGGTTCTCGAATACCCAAAATTTGCAACAAAAAAAGCGAAGTCCATTTCTTTACGAAATGGCTCCGCTAATTTGTCGTAGGCCGGGTCAGGCTCGCGGCTCAGATATTCAAAATCGATTAATCTGCTCGGAAGAAAAAAGGGCAGTCACGCTCCAAAATGTTGATAACCAGACCGCACACCTTAGAGTATCCCTCCGCCTGAATCAGTTCCTCCGCAAGTTTCATTCCCTCTTTAATCGGGACAAAAATATCGGAACCGGCTTCTTTCAAACCGTAGGCAAAGTACGCTTTTAACGACGATACGCCAAGCATTCCACCGCTTTCGCTCAGTGCGGCCAGAGTTGGTTTCTTTGTCACATTTTCAATTAGTTCTATTCTGCCGATGTTGTACTTCAACTCGTATTCTTTATTGTTAATCTGAATCATGTGAGCCTCCTATATCAGCCTGCGGCTTTCGCCGTAACTGTTGCGATACCAGCTTTCAGCGCTTTTCCTGAGGAATCCGCTTCAATAATCATAATCTGATTTCCGGTGACCGCCGCAATTTCGTCCGTGCCGTTCCAGGCCGTCAGGCTAACGGCTTCTCCATACGCCGGATATGGTAGCGGGGCCTCTCCGGTTTTATAGTAATATTTATTTTCCGGTGATTTTGCGGGATTTACATATACAGCTGTATCCCCGCTTTCAGCGCCTGCAACGGAAACAACCGTCAAAGGACCTAACGCGGCGGTTCCGTCCGGCATTGTGTCCGGTGTTACCGGGTCAGCGGATAAGTCAACCAATGCCCCCATGCCCTCCAGTGTTAAGCTGTAAGTCATAGCGTCGTCATAGGGCGCTTCCAGCGGATAATCAGTGATCACCGCAAGGCCGCCAAACATTCCCTTTTTGGTTTTTCCGTTAATTACCTTTATGCAAACAGGATCTCCGTTCTCAAATGCCTGGGAAAGCACTGTATGGCTTTCATCATTCGGCACATAAAGGCCATCATTATCAATCGACCACTCTTTAGACCCGGCAAGCTTCGATTTCCATCCTCCCTGGGTATCTTTAGAAGTAACCTCGATAGAATCCGCAGAACGGTTAATGGTCAACCCCTGTTGTCCGCTGATCGCGAGCAAAGAAGATCCGTCCGCATTAAAAACCGCCAGCAAAATATCCTTGCCGGCTACCGCTTTTGCCGCAGAGCTTGTGAAATCGCAATAGTTGTTGCTGTCAAACGCAAATAACTGTAATTGAAACATAAATTAATCCTCCCTACATTTTGCATTTAAAACCGTAGCACACCATAAAATCAAAGGTTACAACAGCGTGTTTTTCTCCGGTTTCATCTGTCTGGATAGTTTGTACTCCGCCGTCCGTCTGCATTATCAATTCGAAAGGCTCTGGAAGAACGATATTTTCTGTTAAAGCCTCTTGAAGCTGTTCGATCATTGTATAGACCCCAACAGAAGAATTTCCTTTCTCGGCAATCGCGTGAACCCAAACTGTAAAATTATCCCGAAACATTGTTTTAGTGTTGGCGGGTGTAGTGTTAATAACCTCCGCAAAATAAAACGGGCTGGGCGCGTTCACCGGAACAGCGTCATAGCATTTCAACTTGGTACGCGTCTGTATTTTATCCTGTATAGAGGCAATAAGAGTAGTTAGCCCAATTCTTTGGTAAGCCATCATTGTTCCTTTCTAATCGCATCTAAAAGGTCTTTTTTATAAATCTTCCGTTGTGTCTCTACATTACGCTGTAAAAACCTTTGGCCGGGTACAAAGCCGCCGTTTACGGTTCTATGTCCGTATTCCACATGCGGGCCGTATTCCTTGGTATACCCGACTTCTTCTCCAGAACTGCTTGATGATTGTCTGAGTTCTCCATGCGGCCCTTTTGGCCTGGTTTTTTCTGTGGATACCGGGGTTCCTCCAGACTGCCTTGCCCGGTTCAGCATCTGCGCTGTCTGCTTTTTTCTTACAGCTTCCCAACGAACAGAATTAAGCTGATTCAGCCTGTTTTCAAGCTCCTCTACCCCTTCCAAAGCGATTTTGAATCCCGCCATATCATCACTCCTTATATACCTTAACCTGTATTACGGTATATCTCGGGGCAAGGTCGATCTTTTGAGTGATTTCCTGACGGACACCGTCAATAACTGCGTGAGAACACTCAGGAAAATCCGAAAATAAAACCGGAATCGCAAAGCGCTGTTCGTTCCGGGTAACTTCTCTGCCTTCTAAAGAGATCTGTTCGTCTGTCCACGGAGTAAACCGGCATACCGTCTTTTTTACTGTGCTCCACTTCCCCCCGGTTTGGTTTCCCAAGACGTCTTCGGTTTGACCCTCTTTGATTTGCAGGTCGCAGGATTTCCAAATCATAAAAAATGCACCGCCTTGTTATTTCCGTCTGTATCGTCGCGGTTATTCTTCCAGTCGGATATTTCTCTATCGTATTCTGAAAGAATATCCTCCACAAAAGAGGTTGACAGATTGGCTACGCTTTCAGAAGAGATACCTTCGTAATAAGTACGCCGGACCATTTTTATTACCGCGTCCACGCAGACAGAATCGAAAGCGGCTGGAAGCGTTTCGGCTCCCAACCGCAAACAAAGCCTGTCCATTATGGTTTGGATATACTCGTTCAACAGTTCATCAGAAACATTTGGATCGGTAATTCGAATCCTTACCCTTTGAAGTATATCCATAATTTATCTTCTCCATTAATCTCCTGCATTTACAACAACCGTATTGCTTCCGGACGCAACCGCTTTATAATACTGATCCGCTTCCACGACGGTAAGCACCTGTCCGGTCGTTGCCGTAATGTCCGCGCCTTCCGTGAAATTAGGCCAGTTCCGCACATTCTGCCCATAGCTCACTGAAGCGGCGGCGCTCCCGAGACGGTACTTCAAAACGTTACCTGCCGTTCCGTCTTTCCCGGATAACGTGGCCTTTGTGGTTCCCACCGCTGACCCCGCAGATGGAGTGACGGTCAAGGTTTTTAATTCAGGAGCATCGGAAACAGTAACAACCGCAATAGCGTTTAAATATTCCGCGAACAGCACAAATCCCATAAGAGCGTAGGATTCAGACTGTGCTCTCTCATAGTTGCCTTCAGTATGGAATCCAATATACGGCACCTGTGCATCGGTTGTATAGGAAAGCCCAGCTTGCGTAAACTCGGAATCACCCGGATCAACATAATAGGGAATGATGTTGTTAACCGGGGTTGCGATTACGCGGCCCTGGGGAATTTCAGAGGAGAAAAACAGAATATCCGCGCCCAGGAAGTTTTCCACATAGTCCATACCGAAAACATTCTGTACGGTAATCTGCGCGCCGCCCAGATATTTATAAACGTCCAGAGTATTAGCGAACACAGCAACGCTGGTAGCCGTTCTATGCATCTTCTTAAAAGCGTCCTTTACTCTGCCGATCGACATAGCGATCGCCATTTGAAAGGTGGTTTCCTCACTGGTGAGCTGACCAGTCAAGAGAAAGTTATAAAACTTCGCCAATACTTCGTCCTGAAGCTGTACTTTGAACTCCTCATCGGTCATGCCGACAGCAGTTTCAAGACCATATCTGGCAATCGCCTCAGCCGTTACGGCCTTTCTGTATTTTTGAAGTTCAATCGTGGAAAATTCAATGGGTTCCACCTCATACTGAGACAGAGGAATAATATCGCCCTCGGCCACTGAACCGTTTTGTAATTCTCCGGTGGCTCTTTTTGCTACCAGTTGCGTTCCATTCGCTTTTCTAATTGGCCGGGCGATTCCCATTACTTCGGTGAGGGCCGTAATGTTTCGGCCGAATGAGGTCACAAAATCAACTTCCCTAGGGTTAATGGAAAATTGCTGAGTGGTAATAGTATTAGGTTCAGCCGCAAACAACTGTAAATTAAATTTCTTCATCTTATTTACCTCCGTATAAATAATTCTGGATTCTCCGCCATTAATCGGCGTCTTTCATTTGTGTCTTTAACGTTTAGAATCTGCTCTTTGGTAATCTCATACGGTTTTCCCGCAGCCTTGGGCGTTGTCCCTCTTAAAGCGTCCTTAACCGCGGCCTGCACCGCTTCTTTAAAAGTTTTTGCGAAGGCTTCTACCGCTGTTTTTGTTTGCTCAGCGTCTTCGGAAACCAAATTAAAAATCACCTCGTCAGGCAAATTGATTTCCTCGTCGGCAAGCATTTTTCTGGCTGTTTTCGCCATATCTGAAACAGCATTTTGCCGTTTTAGATCATTCAACTCTTTTTCCAGCTGTCTGGCTCGATATTCCGCTTTTTCTTCTCGGGTCATTTGCGCCAGTTTTTCAGCCTCCGATACCTTATCATCGGTTACCGTCTGCCACTTTCTTTGAGCGTTGCTGACAGCCGTTTGGATAGCTTTCTGCACTCTGCGGTCAAACTCCGCCTGATTACCCGGATCTTTTAAAAAATCGTCAAAAGAAACGGTATCATTTTCCTGCGCTGCTGTTTGTGCCTCCGAGCCGCCGGCGTTGCTTTCCGCCCCATCAGCTTCTCCCTCAGCAAAAAGCTGCAATTTAAAAAAATCTTTTTGAACCATATATTCCTTTCCGCCCCAGCTCGTCCAATGTCCGAGCCATTGCATAGTTTAACGTCGTTTCGGACTAAATTTTATTTACATATTCCGGAAATTCTCCGGAAATTTGAGACACGCCAATAAAAAAGGAATCTACCAGAAGCTTTCCGGCTTCCGATAAATTCCCATAGCTTACGCTTACATTACCTGGCTGTATATTCGTTTGTATCCTGTCTGTGGTAAGCTTTTCCATTGATTCAATTAATGTCTGAAACAACGCGGTAACTCCGGCGCAAACAATATCCTGGCCTTCGGGAGCGTACCCCGCATGTCCATGAATATCAAATCCGTTACTGTTTTGTGTGATCTTTATCATTTCTTTTTCGTTCCCTTCTAGGAGCTCTGCTACCAATCAGAGCCAATGCTACGATAGTAGCGCAGATAATTAAAATGTTAATCGTGACTACAGGCATTTCTATTCCCCTCCTCTCAAAAAAATTACCGCCTTTTCAACGTCCGGCATTCCCACATAATCGACTATCTTTCCTCCGTCTGTCAAAATCGCCGTAGGCAATCGGTTTACTCCGTATCGATCAGCGCAAGTCGGATTTTCCTGGACATTTATCGTTTCAACTTGAATAGGGTCTGCCTGCTCTAAAACGGGATTCATAAATTCCCGTTCGAAAAATTTACAAGGCGAACACCAAGGCGCATAAAAAAACAGCAGCTTTCTCATGTTTCATCAAGCCCCTCATTTTCCGCAATTTCTTCTGCTTTTTGCACGATAGAATCCGCATTCGCCATTACGCTGTCAAAGATAGCGTCAGCCTGTATATTGGCTGCCATAACCGCCTTATCCGACATTAGGCAGTTATAATACCCTGTTATGATCTCGCCTGTATCGCGGTCAATACCGATCAGCGCCAGTTTTTCTACTTTGCGCTTATCCATATACCCGAGTGATTCAGAAAGCCATTGCGCATATGCTTTATCACTTATGACGTAGTTCATAAACTCTCTCCTTAAAAATGGGCATAAGAAAACCACCGGCCGTTTTCGACTGGTGGCTTCTAAAGCTTTTTTTCAATTTGATCCGGCCAGACTGTATCTGTTACGGTCTTTCCGTCTTTTTTATTGATATCCATTTCATAGGCTGCGCCGTCGTCAAAAATTTCAACAATAAATGCTGTTTCTCCGGTTTTTAAGAGAACCTTATCAAACATTTCTAGTCTCACAGTATCACTCCTTGTCTATATAAGCGGAAGTTAATCTCATCTGTCCCGTATTCTTATCGTCAATCCATGCGGTTATTACCTTTGCGGTCTTTCCATTTGGCCCCGTTAATTCCATTCTTACTTCGTAGCGTTTTCCCCAGCCTTTATCAGTTTTTTCCTTTGCTTCATACTCGGGAAGCTTATCATATATTTGTTGGATCAAGTCATCTGCATTTTCCATTGTATATCCTAGTGCCGATTTAAAAGCTTTAGCTTTGTCCTGATCCTTTTGGGGGTTGAGGGCATATTCTAAAAACTTCTCTCTTGGAATAGCAGCTTCCCAGTATCTAGGCAACTTTATTATATTACTTTCCGAATCTGATTTCAATCGATTTTCTATCGTTTCCGCCTGCTTTTTATCCCCTCCATGTTTTTTTACATAGTCGTCTATCCACTTATCCCAATCACCCACTTCAAATTCCCAAGCACAATGGCACCAAGGGTGAATCGGCGGGAAGTTTACTCCCGGCTGACGTTCGCTGATTTTAAACACCTTATCAGCCAGTCCTCTGCATATTGTACAAGTTTTTTCGTCCATCAGCGGGGACAGCTTATAGTATTCAAAATCCTCCTCGAACGGCTGTATAGTGGATTCTGCCATCACGTAGGTTCCCTCTGTGTAAATCAGGCGGTAAGCGTCACGCCGGTTTACGTTGCTGAAACGCTTTCTAAGCTGTCTCACCAGTCTGTCGTAGCTGTCGCCGCGCGCGATTCCCTGCGCGATATCCTGATTTAAATATTGAGCCAGCTTCTGAGTATCATTCCAAATTCGTTTTGAAAAATTCTCGCCGTTGCTCCACGGAACATCAACAAACCTTTTTATGATGTCTGAATTAACAGAATAAAAATTCTTTCCGAACCCAAGCGCTTCCATGCTGTAATTAATGCCTTTTGCTGCTAAACGATTCAAGTGAGAGGTAATCTCATCATTATCCAGCCCGGCTATTTCCGCCTGCCGCATAATAACGGAATATTGCAGTCCCTCCAGACGGTTCAGTTTGTATATGCTCTCGCGAACCGGCATAAGATGGGCGTACTGCGGGTATTTTTTCGCAAACTCGTCCATTTGTTCAATTAGAAGCCGCTTGTCCTCGTCAGAAAGAGCCTCCATCAGCTTCCTGTATTCAATTACATTATTTTCCCCATATTCCTGATAATAAGCGGCAATTTGTTTTTCCAACTTTCGAAACTCGGAATCATAATACTTGGACAGTCTCTTTTTTAACTTTGATTCTTCTTTTTCAGCCGCTTGATTCAATTGTTTCTGCCGATTCGCCCAGTATGACATCTTCTACCACCGTTCTGTTCGTCGGATAATCTGTCATATATCCGTCTTCGTCCTGCTCCTTCTCTATTTGATCAATCTCATTCTGAACATTATCCACAACGGAAAGAACCTTAAGCTGCGTCTGTTTACTTGTAATTCCTGCAAGGTTGCCCGCGATCTGGCTTTCTTCTAACAGATTTGCCGGAAAATTCTGCGTAAATTGATAAGACAGTTTCACCCAGTCGTCTTTTTTCATACCAGATACCGGATTACTGAAAATAAGTTTATAACGCCGGTTCATTCCGCTGGTAAACTTTCTTTGCTTGGTCATAGCTAAATCGCTCATAGCTTGCAGCTTGTATTTCAGTGCGATCCCAGAGGCAGATCCAAAACTCTCATCAGAAATATTGGCCACCATAGAAATCTGAAAAATCAGTTTTTCTAACCGGTTTAATAGGTTCTCCTGGGTGGTGTCCCCGTTCGGTTTTTGTAAAAATTCTACTATTAGAGAGCTGGAATCGCTTCCGTCAAAGTTTATAATGCGGTTATCTCTTAAACTAGCCAGTTCTTCCTTAGTGAGCTTTGCTCCCAGTATTTTTAAATAGGCGTCCGCAAAATACGCTACATCGTTTGCTTTTTCAGAAATCGCCTCGTTGTACTCGTTAATCATAGTCATTACCGGCTCAAAAATTCCAATTTCTTCTTCATTTTCACGATATTCCGAGGCCGGAACTCCTTCAAATCCGTGCACCTTTTCGTATTCCGGAAGAAAATGCAATCCCCCTTCCATTGTGAAATAGCGCACTGTTTGTTCATCGGACACACTGCCGCGAATAATCTCATCAGAATCCTTATAAAGCCTTACAAAGTATCTTGGACGCTCCAACACGGAATCATCATAAATAAAAAACGCCTCCATCGGGGAAACATAAGTTATCCCAATGTTGGCTTGTTCATCTACGTAATAAAGTTCATATCCTTTCCCGTAAATGTCACATAATTTAGATAACTCCGCATTGTTATCGTCTTGATCGTTGTAGCTATCCAAAAACTCCACATATTCCGCAACTCTTTTATCTTCGTCACACAAGACTTTTATAGGAATACCGATAAAAAAACCGTTCATTGTATCCGTGATATATTTCGCAAAGTTAACAGCGATTCTCTTATCCGGTTTCCAATTGGGCTTTGATTTTTGAAAAAAAATCGGGTATTTCGTTCTATAGGCGTCCATTAGCGGCTCATATCTATTCTGAACAATTTCGCTGTGCTTGTTAATAAAGCCTCCCAAATTCTCAACGGTTAACCGCTTATCGTTTGCCAGTCGAAACAAGTCAAATTCCTCCTTTTATGGGATTGTATGTCGTCCTCTGCTCAAGCTTTCTAAGAAGGCTCGCGGCAGAATCCGGGCTGTCGTCATGTTCCGCAAATTCAGAATAATCCAGAATTTCATTGATATATTCCGGATCTGTTGATTCCAACCAAAATATATCCTTCCATGCGCTCCTTAGATACGTCGATATTTTAACGAATTTATTCGTGGATTCGCTGTAGATATCCACCGCATAGCCAAGTTCCCTTAATTCTTTTGCTAGGTATCCTTTGTCAGCGTTCTTCTCACATGCAATTGACCCCGCCCTAAAGCGCTTATGTAAAACCGAAATTTCTTGTAAGCAATCGTCTACGTGTTTATTCCAGCGCTTTCCAAATCCGACAATACGCCCATCTGAAAGCCTTTTGAACACTGTATACGCTGTTCCGTCTTCTCCGTCGTAAGCGGCATCAATGTGCGCAAGCCCATTGTAAATGAGATACTCATCGTCAATAAATTTCGGGTTTTGGAACATAGCATCTTTATCCGCAATGTGTTTCAATTCATAATTTGCCGCGAACAGTGAATCGCTCATAGACTGTCTAAGAGCGTTCAGTTTTTCTCTATCAATAAGGCCCGTGGAATAACAGTCAAATTTGTACGTATTCGGCATAATAGAGATTGCATCGTCCTTATGCCAAGGAGTTCCTGTATTAATAAATCTGCCGCTGCGGTTCTTTATATTTTGCAGCTCCATGTACTGTATTTTTGTTTTTTCCCTTTCGGCGCGGCTGATACGGTCTTTCAGATTCACAATATCGTCAGTAACTATAATATCGCCGTGCTTTCCGGTAATCGAAGTACCTATTCCAAGCCCTACAATCTGCGAAGCGCCCTTTGTTGATGTATGAAGATTGGTATCTATTTCAGAATCCGTTTCTTTTAAAAGCACCAAATCCACACCGTAAAGCGTGTAAACTAGCTTTTTTAAAACTGTTGTATTCAATATTTTTTGCGACTGCCGGACTACCTCTGTTACGTCAGTGTCAGTCTTTCTAAAAAAAATTACATTTTCGTTTGGGCTTTCGATAATATGGAGTGCGAGAAACAATGATAAATCTGTGGTTTTGTAAGAACCTCTGTGAGCTAGTAGTGTTTGATCTTCTTTAGCGTATAAAAACGACCGAAGCCATTTATTGTGCAGTTCTGTTAAGTCAGCAAACCCTACCCAATGCCCGATTTTATAAGGTTCATTCCATAAAAGACTGAGAACTTCTTTTTTTCTGCTGTTCAAAATAGTCCTCCATCTCCTTTATGGAATTATCTATCGGCTGGGTCAATTCCAGCTTATTGATATACTCGCCGTCCATTTTATTAAGCAGATCGATTGCTTTCATTCGTGAATCCGGTTTCTCTTGATCATCTCCCGCAATCTCCGTTAAAATCATCATGCGGTCAATTCTGCTTAAAATTGCCTTGTTTTTTGATTCATCGATTAATTCTTCATACCTTACCAAAACCTTATCATCGGAAAACAACTTGCTGGCTTTTACATCAACTGTTGTATCCTTCCACTTTGAAGCCGCTGGAAACGCTTCACGATATGCTTTTCTTTGGCTCATGCCCTGGATAAGCCCTTGTACAAATTTTTCGTGTCTGGGGTTTTTTAATATTGCCATACCACCACCGCTTTACAAATTCAACTTAACAATTTCATTTCTGAGAACTTCAAGCTCCCGCGCCCGCCTGGTTCTGCCCTGTGGCTGTCCTAAAATATTGGCTATACGGTTCTGTAAAGCCTGTTTTAGTTCACGGGGATATTGACATCTAGGCAAGGCGCAAATATGCTTTCCCGCCGTCTTGTAGCCGTCAAAAACACACCTTCCATCTCTTGGACAGTACATAAAAATCACTTCCTGTTTTTGGGTATCAAAAAAGCCCTCCGCCAAATGGCAAAGGGCTGAAAAATATTTAAAAAAGTTTTGAAAAAGGGTTGACATATACGTACGTAGATTATATAATATAATCAAAGGAAAGGAGGTGAAAAGTCCAGTGGGGAAAAAGAAAAAGCCCCCAAAGAATGTGGAAGATATCAAGACAATAGTTGAGATTCTCGCAGGTCTCGCAAATGTCGCCTTGGTAATCTACACAATCTCTAAGGGCTAAGAGGGAGGGGAGCGAAAGCTCCCCGAACTCCACCCTTATTATACCCCATTGAATTGATATGAGCAAGAAGAAACTATTAAGGAACTCGCCGCTGTATCTGCTGACCGCCGCCAATATTATTTATGCTGTCCAGCATGGGTTTAATTGGCTTACCTGGTTTGCAATAGGATTGACTTTAATTGTGTTTGTATGGGACATTGTGGAGGTGTTTAAGCGTGGCAAAAAGCAAAAGTGAGATTCAACAGGCATATATGAGGAAAAATTATGTCCGTTTCCCGTTAGACTTGCGCCCGGAGGTTCTGGAAGCTTTCCGGGCCGCGTGTGAAAAGAACGGAACAAAGCCGACTACCGAAATTAAAAAATTCATTGCGGAGTATATCGAAAAGGCAGGGGAATAATCCTCTGCCTATTTCTTTAGTTTAATGATACAATAAGTCAAGAGGGACATTCAAGGACATCTTACTCAATGTTCAGTTTTTGCAAGGCAATTCCATGTAGTCTTGTAGTGTGGCGATAAGAGTAATTCATTTTAACTGCAACTTTTTCCCAAGACATGCCATTGATATAGTGCAATCTCAGAATACTTTCCAGCCCATAATCATTTATGCTAGAAATAGCTTTTTCAATTTTTACTCTCACTATATTCAAAGATTCTATTTCTTTTGCAATCTCCATTTCCAATCCTATGATTTTTTCGATTGAAACTTCAAGGCCTCCACCGCTTTCAGATTTGACTTTATCAGGAGAAAGGGTTTGTGTTGTTTTTTCAGCGCGTTCTCTGGTTTTCGCTAGTTCATCTAGCTTTGATCCAATGATTATTTCTATATTACGGTATTGATTCAGAAACTCCTTCTTTGTCAATTTTTCAACCTCCTGACAGTCTTTTTGTCGCACTTCTCCGGCGGACAGCCTCTAGGCTTACCGGTATCCAGAAGATAATTACAGTATTTAACGAATCCATATCCGTGGGTTGCCAGTGCTCTATAATAGACGCACCCTTCACAGCTTTTCCGGTTCATGTGCTTTGGCGTCTTTGCAGTAGAAGTCGTCTGGCTTGTCTGTACACTTCCGATAACCGATTTGGTCAATCCGTTCATCTGGTTTCAAGTGGTAGAACGGGCATTGGTCTGTGTTCCTATGTACGCAGTCCTTGCAAGTGGTGTGCGGTTTGGGCGGGTCTTTGCTTGCCACCAGAACGGAACAAAGCAAGAAGCCTAACGGTGCGCCTAAAAAGTACCCTAAAAGTAATAATTGCCAGCCTGCCATATCAATTCTCCTTCCTCTCACCGTAGCTGCAATGATGGTTATCTTTACAATGATGCAAAGAATTTGAACAATCAACCCATAGCTTTTTTGTTCCGTCATCATCAAATTCGTAACTTTCATCTGCTTCCCATTTTATACAATCCTTACACCTAACTACGGGGACAGCGTCGTTTAAATGCAGCTTCATTAATTCCGATACTGGTGTATACTCTCCGCAGCCAAAACAGCCAATAGCAAGAACTCCATTAACGATATCAATATCAAGAGCATCACCACACTTAGGACACCAAATTCCATTTTTAGCGGCTAATCCTCCGTTAACCGCATTTAGAATTTCCTTTATTTCTTCCGGCTTAAGGCCAATGGCCTCGTAATCCAACAAATCCTTTACCACTTGATCTCTTTCATGTCTTAGGTGGTAGAGTTCGGCTTCCAGTTCTTTAATATATGGAATTTCCTCGTTAAGCCACTTTACATTTGCCTGAAAGCAATCCTGCGAATATTGGTGCCAACTTCCGTCTAATGCGTAATAATTCCTATTTTCGTCATCGAAGCAGGCGTCAGACGGCCTAAAAATCATAAATTCTGCCGCAATTTGTTCCGGGGTCATATTTTTGAGCTTTTCAAAATTTGTCATAACTGATCCTCCTCAGGCGGTTCTGGAAGCGGGCGCCAGTAGGCAACTCCACTGATTTCGTAGTATCCACATTCTGAATCAAGATCATAAAAACCACCGCGATGCTCATTGTAAAAATCCCAATCATCAACTGAATTTAAATCAGAGGCATAAGATAACACATCTATACACCAGCCAAGCCCTAAAGATGAAAAACAGCACAAATATTTACCATCTTCCGGCAACCTGTCCTCAACACTGATCCAGTTGTTCGGCTGGGTTAGGGTGGGCAATGTCTGTGCATACTCCAGAACAGATTCCACACCGAATAGGAAATGAGGGTCAGCATTTTTCTCATCGTAATGTTCGCTCCCGCGTCTGAGTGGATATTGCAAGAGTTCATCTAAATCAATCAGTCTCTTCATCTTTCAGCGCCTCCAATCTCTTTATAAGTGTATCCGCAACATTATCCGTTAACGGTTTTCCGCACACTGGGCAAAACTCAGCATTTGTCCAAACTACTTCGTCTCCAACAACAACCGAAAAACCACGGTCGTCTAAAAGAGAGCACTCCCAATTTTCTGGCTTTTTTCCTTCGTTGTTGCACCAAGAACAGCCTTTCCACACTTTCTCAACCTGTTCCCGACTGACGGGGTATAGAGCGGCAATAGCAATATCAAGAGCTTCATGCAATTCGATATCTGACTTCCTGCCTTCAATGGTTGTTATAGGGATAAGCAAATCCCACCATGCACCATTTTCAAGAACTTCAATCGCTTTTTCCTTTGTCATTGCTTAGTCCTCCAAATCCATCTTAGCGCCGCAGTTGGGGCAGTAGTTGGATTTTGTCATAATTCCTCTTGTGCCTACTGTATACTTTCCGCAAGCAGAACACTCAAGCACCGGGACAATATCATTCCATATATTTTCTTTCTGTACTTCTATCCACTTCCCATGCTTCACCTCTGCCACGTCGGCGGCGGGTAGCAGTTCAATCATTTTTGCCACATTATCAAAACACACGCTGTATTCACTTAATCTGCCCATTTCTGCTTTTGCTCTCAAAATTCTAACCAGTGCCGCTTTTTCTAGGTACTCAGTCATTGTCAATCCTCCTCGTCATCTGGGTATTCCGGCATAGCCGTCCAATGGGTCACTTCTCCCGGTTCTCTTTTGAATCCATAAACTACCCATATCCCATCATCAGAAATATATCCTTCATGTACAGTAGGGAAAGGTTTTTCTCCTGGCATTCTGCACAGTACGCTGACAAACGGTTTAGGGGTTATTCTGTTAACATTTATCCAGTCCATTGTCAATCCTCCTGTTTAGCTTTATAAGGGCAAGCATAAGAAAATGGTTTCCACGGTTGTATGGTTATTTCTGTCCTGTTAGGCTCATATGATATGGTTATTTCGCATTTTTCTTTGGTCGCTTTTTCAATTAGTGCGTTAAAATCAATATTTTCAAACATTATAAACCCTCCTGTTCCAAGCGAACATTTAATCTGTGTGTTTTCTTGAATTTTTGAACTTCCACCAAGTCCTCACAATCGTGAAGAATCATCATTTGTTCCAACATGATTTGAACGTCTGCGATCTCTTCGGCAATAGCTTCACGGTTATCTTTGCCCCTGGCGCGCTTACAAAGCTCCTTTTGCAGTTCTGACATTTCCTCAAAAACCATAAGTGTTTGAGCTTCAGCACCCCATTTATTCAGAGCTTCGCAATATATTTTGTGTGGCTTTAATTCAGTCATGGTTTATTCCCTCCAACGCTTTCTCAATTCTGGAAGCGAGATTGTCCAATACAGCCTCCAACTGCTCAGCAGTTTCTGCGCAGTAATCATCAGACGCCATTTCCCTTGCCGTGTAGGCCGATAGAGCGGCTTTTAGGGAAGAGTAGTATCCTGTTATTCTTTCAACCGTTTTGCCTAAATTCGGACTTGAACGCTTTGAAATAATATGGCGCTCATATAGGGCGACAGTACCATTTTTCAAGGTGCAGATCCGGTAATCTCCCAAGGTTAGGTTAATCATTACTTTTGTCCTCCGTTCCCGTCTGTGACTTCAAATCTAAGCTTCATCTGTGCGGGACATAAGTCCACGCTTGGACGGCGCTTTCCGGTCCATCGAAGCCCTCCAGCCCTGCCTACACATTTCCAGCCGGCAGCCCTCAGGCTTGCCCCGTTCTCACTTTCTAATATGTAAGTGACAAGCTTATGGTAGCCCATAGCCCTGGCCGCTCTCCAGGCCGCCGCATAAAGCATGCTGCAAGCGTTGCGTGTGCCGTCTGTGCAAAGCCGGTTAACCTCCAAGGTCCAGCTGTCGTCAAGATAACGGCTGACGGGCCTTCCTACAATGGCAACGCCCACAATTTTTTCTCCGTCGGTGCAGCCAATAGAAAATTTGTGCCCTGTGACAGGCTTATGGTGTCGGTGATGCTGCTCTACAAAAGCATTGGCCTCCTTTAAGCTTATCGGACATATCTCAAGCAACTAAATCACTCCTTATTTCCCGCCTGTTTGCGGCGGGGCTGCCTCAAGTCAATACAGGTGATTTCAAAAAACATATCCGCGTCAAATTCAGGCAGGGAAGCGACATATTCGACTGCTTCTCTTGGCATATCCCTCCACGCCTCTTGTCGTGCAATTTCTTCTGCGTTTTTGATAGGCGTAAGCTTCCAATCTGAACCGTTTTTAAGATATAGGGTCTTTATATTATTGAAATTCGGTTCCCATATTCCCAGCTTTTCATATAAATTATTTTTCACTTCAAGGTATCTGCCCTCTGAAACCTCTTTTCCAAATATCAGATATACTCTTTTTTTGTTTGCCAAAAATAAAGCGCAGTCTACCCCATATGAATTTAATATTCCGAAAGACCTGTTCACGCCGAAAGACCCATTCACGCCGTTAGACCTGTTCACGCCGTTAGACCTGTTCACGCCATTAGACCTGTTCACGCCGAAAGACCCATTCACGCCGTCAGACATGTTCACGCCGAAAGACCTGTTCACGCCGTTAGACGTGTTCACGCCGTTAGACCCATTCACGCCGTCAGACATGTTCACGCCGCTAGACCTGTTCACGCCGCTAGATATGTTCACGCCGTCAGACCTGTTCACGCCGCAAAGCTTATATAATCTTTTATCCTGTTGGATATTGTTATAAAACCACCACACAAAACTGGTATCGCATTTTTTCACCCTTGCGACGGTTTCTTCGTTAAGTTCACAGCCTTCCGGGAAATTTTGTTTAAACCAATTCAAGCCATTAGAACACGCGCCTTTTTCTTTCAGTAATTCGTAAGTAATATACATTTTTAAAATTCCTTTCTCACGCCTGTTTGCGGCGGGGTTAAATTTTACCGTCCAAAATCTCAATGAGCCTCCTGCACACAGGACAGCCGCTCTGCTCCACCTTCTTAAACCAGCCTGCCAGCGCTGTACGGATTTGATCGACGTATTGGTGAAGCTTCAGGTCGTCCTTCTCTTTTTTCCGCGCGTCCTCGTACTCTCTCCTGAGGGCTTCTTTTTCCTCAGCGGCTTCGTCCTTGGAAAAAGCACCGCGCCGGTAAGCATGATACAGCCAAGCAAGCCCACGGTATGCAACTCGCTCTAAAGGAAGCGCGGAACGGGGAAGAGGCTTCCCGTTTCCGGCGAGGGCGCAAAGCTCATCAAAGGTCATGGCTGATCTCCTCGATGGTTACCTTTACGCAGGGATCCTCCGTGTACCGCTTGATAACCGTTAAATCGGCGATCTGAGCGTCGTCGTCATAAGCGATCCCGTTTAAAGCGTCCGCAACCACTTTCGCGATATTATCGGAATCAGGCTTTTTTGTAGGGAGAAGGTCTCCGCTTAACGCCGCGATCCTGTCTTTGTTGGAAAATGATTTGGGAACCTGAAATCCTGCGTAAATCTCCATCTTCAACGCTGGCTTTTGTTTTCCCTGAGTTCTGATTTTACCCAGGGCCCCATACCGTTGCAGAAATGAAGTTTTAATCAGATTTTCGTACAGCACTGTGTTTTCCGGCGTGTAGCTGTGCCCGGTTTTGCATGTCCTGGCCCTGGCTTTTCCCTGCGGCTTGCCAGGGATATAGAGCGTAACCAAGCTGTTCCCTCCTTTGTTATTTCAGCCTGTAATTTTTATGTGGGTCTTTGGCAATATCCCAGTGATATTCTTTCGTTCTCTGGTAAATCCTGCTTCCCACCGCCTCGTCAAAAAATAGAATTTGATCGACAGTCAATTCACTGGACAGAATCGTCACCAGGTTGTTATTATACCGGTAATTAATGAGTTCAAAAGCTACGTTGATATCGCCTTGTGTGGGGGCTTTTTTCCTGCCTGTCTCATCGTTCCCTGTGCGAAAAAAATCGTCTATGTAAAGCACAGGAACGGTTTTCAAGGGTTTAATCAGGTTTGAATATGCCGCGTCATCATTGACGACGGCTTTCAGTTTCAACGCCTCGTCCCGCCACAGCATATATTTTGCGCTGATTCCACGCTTTAAGAATTCACCTACCATAGCCGTACACAAATGCGTCTTCCCAGCCCCAACCTGGCCGCCGATAAAAAACCATTTCCGGTCGTGATCCTCCAGGAATTTCAAAGCGCTGTTTTTGACAGCCTCCTGCCAGGGGGATTCCGTCTGAAACTTATCGAAGGTATATTCGTTCAATAGGTCACCCAGGCCGCTTTGCCGGATTCTCCTTAAACTATCCCGAAGCTTCATACACTCACAGGGTTTCGCAAATTCGTATCCGTCCTTAAGATAATGTATCACGCCTTTGTTTTTACAGATGGGGCAGTCATACCCAGTTAGGGTTCCTTTAACTTCGTTCATGATCTGAATACGCCGTTCCTGGATATCCTCAAATGTAATTTCCGTATTTCTGTTTTGAAGCTTCCGCCGTACCTCCGGAGGGGCTTTCCTGAGCAGATTTTCGAACATTGGAAAAGCCTCCTTTCTTGTTCAATTTATCCCAGATAATTCCACGCCAGCCGTTAGCCATACACTCGTCGATCAGGGAAATAACCGCTGTCTCCTGGTACAAAGAGAGTTTGCCTTTCACTTCGGCAATAAGCTTTTTTAAGCCGGTGGGCTTATAGCTTTCCCGGCGTTCCGCTTTGTATTTCAGCCATTCCCGCAATGTCTCCTGCATAGGCTCAGAAAAATCACAAAAAAGGTCAGTTTCTACTTCCTTTAATTTTTCTTTCTCTTCCTCTTCTTTTCCTTTCTTTTTAGAGGGAGAAAGATCATCGACTTGTCGCCGATCTTTCGGTGATTCGTCGGAGATTGATTTTTCGTCTGTTGGCGGCGGGAGCTTTGACGGTTTGGGCCGGTCTATAGTCTGCGATTTTTTCCAGTTATCAAGCGCATAGTATTTTCTTCCGTCATGAGTGTACAGCGTCACGGACATGAACTGACCTATCTCCGATAGGGCTTTCTCTATGTCGATGACCCGCATTCCATCGTCATAAGGGAACAGTATGGACTTGATATATACCGGATTCGCTATTCCTCGGCCTTCGTCGTCTGCGTTTGAAAACAATCCAATAAACACCAGTTTTGCCAATATGGAGAGTTGAGCGAAACTTTCACTCTGCCATATTTCTGGGACTATCATTCGCCTTCGTGCCATTTATTCACCGCCTTGAATATCGGTTTGGCCTGATGCTCGTTTATGTATCCTGCGGTAATGCGCTCTTACCGGAATTAAATCTTCACCTTTTGACTTGGCTACGAAAAAACGAAGAGGTTCAACATTTAAAGCCTCTGTTGTGCGGCGGTTATCGCTCTCTTTAAGGAATCTATCGATTTCGTCTGGATCATCGCTTCTCCAATAGCCCTTGGCACTGCTGGAAGATAAAATCCGTTCGCCGTTTCTCATTAGCCGCTTGATTTCCTCCCTTACCTTTCTATCGTCCCAGCCGGTAAGCTTGGACAAATCTTCCCGGCTTATGGCGTTTTCTTTTCCATAAGGGATTAGATTTAACAGCTCCACATTATCACCGCCTTTCTGTTGGTTAGTTAAAAGGTAAGTCGTCATCCGAAATTATTTCTTCGAAAGTATCATTTCCTGGTATAGTTACAATCGGCTCATTGCTCTTATCCTTTTTGGGCTCCGCGAAATGCACGCTTTCCGCAACTATCTCAAAAGCTTTCCGTTTATTGCCGTCTTTGTCCGTGTAGCTGCGTGTTTGAATGGAACCTTGCACCGCTGCCAATTGGCCCTTATGGAAATACTTGCAGACAAATTCAGCGGTTTGCCGCCATACCACTACGTCGATGAAATCCACCTGGCGGTCTGTGCCTGATTTTACATAAGACCGTTCTACCGCAAGGGTGAAGCTGGTAACTGCTGTGTCGTTAGGTGTGTACCTCAGTTCTGGATCTGAGGTTAACCTTCCCATTAAAATCGCTGTATTTAACATTCTTCAGATTCCCCTTCACGCCGAATTATATATACTTCCTTATCCCGTATAGTTACAAATGCTGGGTTGCCTAAACGGCGAAGTATTACACCTGCTGAAGCCGCAAATCCTTGTTCTGTTTTATATAAGTCGGTATAATCGACTTTAGCGGCGGCTTTTCCGCTGTCCAGAAAATTCTTGATCAACTTTGATAATGCGCCGTATCTTACTCTGTTTTTCTTCTCTGGAATATTATTGATATCAACATACTCTAATTTCATTTTCAATCCTCCAAATAATTTCTTCCAAACTCCCGGATAAAATCCTCTGTGTCCCATTGATAGGCTTCCATCGCCTTCATTTGGGCGATCCGCTTTATGCGCAGGTCGGATTCCCGGTTTTTATGTACGCTGCCGTTTCCCTCCTGGTGGCACCGGTAATGGCAGAGGGAAACCCATAAGCCTAAACGCTTTGACTTGTCCCGGAATGGGCCGCCAAATGCCTCGTGGCGGTTGAGAGGGTCATAATATCCATTCGCATAGCAAACAAAACAGCTTTCATCGGCTTCGTCCTGTATGATGCTTGGCGCGTAGCCGTTCCGGTCAAGCTTTGCTCCGTATTCGTTAACCATTACGCGATCCCCTTTTGATGGTCGTCCCATCTTGCTTTCATTAAAGCCAGTTCATCGGGAGTAAGTGTTTCAATCCCCTGTTCCTTGCAGTCAAAAACCACCAAATCAATGAGATTTGACATTTGCCGAGAATCGTAGGTTGAAGAACCATAATAGGCCGCAAGCGTGGTATATCCGGGCGCGGCTTCCTCCAGTTCTTCACATAAAAAGCCAAGGCCGTGAGATTCCCATGCCTGAATAAATCTTTCCTTTGCCTCGTTTTTGATTGGAATCGTCTCAAAATTATCTCCGATTTCCTTGACGTACTGCCGATATATTTCATGGCTCGGAATGCCAAGAGCGGAAGCGAGTTTCCCGCACAGCGTCCAAAAATACGCGTTCGCGCTTAGTGACCGCTTTTTCCGCTTTTCTTTCAGGTCTGCGGTATAAAGCTTGTCTCTCATCGAGGAAACAAACCTTCTGGCGTTGAAGCTGGACTTCACGCGAAGGCAAAGCCACACGCCGCCGTCTTTCAGCTCTATACCGGCCCGGTCAAAATCAAGCTCCATTTTCAGCCTCCGGTACAGTCGGCCTTTTCTCTAATTTGTGTGCAATGAAGGTAAATTGTTCGATCGTGATGGAGTTTAAATCTTTCGGAGGGGTGTCGGGAAATTTTTGCGATAAGTATTCCAGCATGCCGGCTGCATTCCAGCCTGTTCTATGCAGTTCGCTGAGAAGCGTGGCTTTTTTAATATCGTCGATGTAATCCTTCGGCGTGGAAGATTCATTCCCTTTATTTTCAGACGGATTCGTTTCCGTACTATCTTCCGGTAAATCTTCTCCGGCGTAGATATACAAGCCGAGCCCATGACGCGCGAGGGCTTTTGTCAGGCTTCTTTGGATCGCCTTGTTTACATCAAAGGAAGTGACTTCTGCTAACGGCAAAGATTTATTTTTAAAATCCATCACCGGAAGATATTCAATATGTTCCAGGCCGTTAATGGTTACCCCGGTCTTTACCCAGCATGTTTTTCCGTCGGTGTGATAATTAAGGCCGTCCGCGTTTTCATAAATCGTATATGTGGTATCAGGGAAAAGCTTTTTGACCTCTCCCCAAGCCCATGCCCATGAAAGATAGGTGAGATTCCCTTTCTTTTCGGTCTTATCATTGACATTTATAGAATTTAGTTTCTTGAAATAATTCTCCATAAAATCCTCCTAAATTCCTCCGGATCTTCAAATTCGCTTTGATTGGTTTCCGGTTCCTCGTTATCGGTATCATACAGGTACTCAAATTCCGCACGAGAGAGGCCGTTATCATTGCTTCTGTTCATTTTTCAGCCTCTCACATTCCCGGAACCAATAGTCTCCGGATAACTTTTGCTTTTCGATTTCTTTCTCCAGCTCTAAACATCTTTTCATCAGACAGATCATTAACTCTTTATCGTCCATTTGACAAACCTCCTGTTTTGGTTTAGAATATATTCAGTTGTTTTTCGTTTGCCGCTCTTCGTGATGCCAGTCGCGAGGGCGGCTTTTCTTTTGCCCATTCAAAGCCTTTTTAATGTCTTTCGCCTCAGTATATGGGCCGTAGTGATTAACACAATCTGAAAAACGGCAGTGAAAGCAGTCTTTGTCACAGATGGATTGTTTCATTCCCATAACTCACCTCTCTTATGTACCGGCTCCTTTTCTTCTTTAAAGCGTTCCTCAGCTTCCGGTTCCGGTACCGCTCGCCGATATATGCCGCTGTGAATACGGCGCTCCATACCGCCAGAACGATAAACGCCACCGTCATTTCTGTGCTCATGTGCTTGTCCTCCTTTATGGTTTTACGCCTCTTTAAGAGATTTACGCCATGCAATGCACCGAACCATTTTTGCGCCGTCGGATTTTCTCTGAAAATATGGGTGATGGTAAAATCCGCTTTTGTCATAGGTATAAATCGCATAGCAAATACAAGGCTGGCCGTCCATATCCTCATAGAGAAGTTCAACCTCCTCATCAAGAAACTCACATGGCATTTTTGCACCTATCCAAATGATGTTCCAACCGTCCTGATCCACTATTTTCCGAACTCTTTCTCTGTCGTCTGCGTTCATGTGCTTGTCCTCCTTTATGGTTTTATTACTTGTGGTTCATTCCAAACAGAACCATTAACACCGCAATATTCCATTAATGATTCTTTAGGAATAAACCATCTTTTCCCGCGCCTAACGGCTTTGATTTTTCCCTCCCGGCAAAGACGTGATACGGTTTTTACATATTCACCGGTGATATCTGCGGCGATTTCTGTGGTTAAGACGATGGGAACGTCACACCAATCACGATAGATTTTCATTTGTTTCTCCTTTCCGCCGCCTGAGTGCGGCTATTTTATTTTGGTTTGATTGCCTGTCCTCCCAATGAGTGGTAAAATGTCAACAGGGAGGAGGTGACCAAATGAAAGAATTTAATGACTTTATTCAATACGCAAAAGAACATATTAATGAAATCCAATATGATACAGTTTCTTCATTGCAAAACGAATGGAATCAAGGACTTACTCTTTCAAAAGAAGATGTTTTCCTAATCACAAAAATTTCTAATCAGCAGACAATGGCTTTGCTTCGTCATTATCATCAATGGCTTCAATCGCAGAAATAACGCCGTTGTTAATACTTTGCTGAATTTCAGTGTCATTTTTGACCGATTCGTTTGAACGATATATCTCTTTTCCATCACAAAAAAGTGAAACCGTTTCATATTGCCGCTCTTGTATCGCTACTACAAGGGCGGCTATTTCTTTTGGCTCCGCCTTGATCGTAATTTTCATATCTCTCACCCCGCTACCTTTCTTAGTGATTTTGAGTGTTGCGTTTAAAGCACAACTTTGTATCTTTTTAAGATACTTTTGAGGTAAAAAATATGTTGCTTACATCTCGATTACTAAGACGATATCTATTTTTAATAAAGCAAATTTCGCCTTGAGTAAATTCAGCACCATTTGATTCATTAATCTTGGCATTAAGCCTTGATAAGCTGATACCCATAGCTCTTGCTAAATTAAACTGCGTCTTATCGTAACGTACAATAAATGACTTTAACAAAGCCTTATTCAATGTAATCACCTGCTTTCTGTTTGTGTCTTTTTAAGATACTTAAAGTTTACCACTCTTCATGTGTCTTGTCAAGATATTTTTCTTGATTTTTTCAAAAAAAGTGATATAATTAAGATACGGTTATAATAGGGGGTGATATATTGACCACTGGAGAAAAAATTAAACAATTACGCATAGCCTTAGGAATGTCCCAGGAAGAACTCGGAAAAATTGTGGGAGTAAAGAAAGCGGCTATATACAAATATGAGAATGGCCTTGTTGTTAACTTAAAACGCTCTACCATTGAAAAATTGGCTTCGGCTTTAGGAACCACCCCTATGTATTTATTAAACTTAGAAGAAAAACCCACCGCTGATGATAGCGATGGGTTATCCAAAGAGGAAATAGAATTGCTTAAATCTCTTTCAAAAGCAGATCGAGATATCGTTTTCTCTGTTGCTCGTCAGATGAAGCAGAGAGAAAATGAACCAAATCAATAAGTTGCTTTTTATGTTTTTGATTAAGAGTACCGATTAATTGGATTTCATCGTACTCCTCATCAGAGGGGCCAAAGACCACACTCGATTCGCTTTTAAGATCTGCCGTATTCGTTTTAGTATTCTGTTTCAATATTTTCCGCCCCTCTCTTTATAAAACGTTTGTTCTTTTTGTGCCTTTATTATAGCACACAAAAATTTAAAATCAAGGGGTTTTGAAAATATTTTTCCCAAAATGGGAACGTGAATTATTAGCACATTGATAAAAATAAAATGACCGTCCAGAGCGGCAACTCTGAACGGCCTGAAATCTGGATAGTGACGAGAGATCACACACCCAAATAAATTGTAGCATATTTGGAAAATATGTCAATATTTAGGAGGATAATTATGACACCCAAAAAGAAAAAAACTGCTATCATTATCATTACTATCGTGGCCGCACTAGTTATAATTTACATAATTGCGGTTCTCACAGGAAATACTAAGCAACCGATTTCGGAGAGTTCGTCCAACACTTCTAGTACCACGACAGAAGAAAGCGAGGGCGGATTAATAAAAAAGACGGAAATTATTTGGAAAGATGAAGAGGGATATGGCATAGTAAATTTCTATTTAGATGGTACAAAGACAAAGGAATCTATTTTATCAAATTACTATACGGAAATAAAAGACTATATTACATCGATGGATACAAGTAAATTAGAGGACTATGAATACATTGAATTTGTAGGGAATGTTGTCAGAGATGATAAAATTGAATGTACTATACGAGGAAATCTTTCAAGTGGTTATATTACATCGAATCAAGTAATATCAACTGTTGACTTAGAAAAAAATATTACCGATTTATTTATTCCGGAACCTCTGAAATAGAATAATAAATAATTCCTATATAAAAAATCCCCCACCGGTTGCAGCCGATGGGGGATAAAATAGAACAGCTTACCCAAAGTGGATAATGCGTCCGAACAACGAAATTATACCACTTTCGGGGTAGGCTTGGCAAGTCTTACTTTGGAGGTGGTTTTTATTATGGCAAAAAGCAATGCAAAATATAACGGACGTGTCTGCGTCCGCGTTTATCTGGGCAGAGTGGACGGAAAACCAAAATATAAAGCCTGCTATGGAAAAACACAGAGAGAAGCTGAGAGGAAAGCGCAAGAGGTTAAAGAGGCTTTGCATCGGGGATTAAATCTTGCGTCACAAAATGACACCTTTGAACACTGGGCAAAAGAATGGTTAAAAATTAAAGAAACCGAAGTATCTGAGAGATGGTATAAAAATTTAGAGGGCTATGTTGACGGATTATCCGCTTTAAATAATTTAGAAGTAAAAAAAATAAAAGCAGCAGATATTCAATCGTTGCTGTTGGAAAGAGCAAGAAAAAACCCAAAAACTCATAAACCTACTTCAAGAAGAACATTAAAAGGGTATAGAGATACCGCTGAACAAATTCTACAGTTGGCGATTGATAATAGGGTAATGGACTATAATCCGGCTAGAGCAGTTAAACTCCCAGCCGGGCAGCCTAAAGAGCAGCGTAGGGCATTGACAGAAGTAGAACAACAGTGGATTTTAAATACCCCTCATAGGGCAAAGCGAGCAGCTATGATTATGATGTATTCCGGATTGAGAAGGGGAGAGCTGATCCCATTAACTTGGGGAGACATCGATTTTAAAGAGCGGACAATACGTGTAAATAAATCTGTTGAGATGGTAAATGGCTGCTCCGTTCTTAAGTCTGGTGCAAAAACACAAGCTGGAAATAGAACAGTTAATATTCCTATTATATTGGTTGATTATCTAAAGGAAGAATTGAAAAAGGAAAAAGAAAAAGGCACTGTTCCCGTTCTTGTATGTCCATCAGCATCTGGCAAGATGATGACTGAAAACGCCTGGCGCCGCATGTGGGAATCGTATCTAATTGATCTCAATTTTAAGTATGGGAATAACATTGACAAAAAAGGCAAGAGAGCAAAATCAAAATATAATAGTAACGGAATCGTTTTGACGATTCCTAATATAACTGCACATTGGCTGAGGCATACTTTTGCCACGATGCTTTATCTTTCCGGAGTTGATGTACTAACAGCAAGGGATCAATTAGGTCATAGCGATATCAAAACTACGCTTGAAATATATACTCATTTGGATCAGCAATACAAAAAGAAAAATATTTGCAAATTGGACGAATACTTGCAAAATAAAGCTTCATATTGACTTTTGGGATTCAATGGTGTATTATATGTCACGGCTTAACATGTGCATCAAAATGTGTATCGAATGTTAAAAATACTAGATATAATCGGAAGATATATTAGATTCCGATTCTGAAGGCCGGGGGTTCGAATCCCTCCGGGCGGGCCAATGAAAAACCGCATGGTTAAGCCGATTTTGAGCTTTTCTGTGCGGTTTTTTCTTTGCTGTTTTAGTGTTAAAAAGACGATTTGATGCACATAAAACCTTATACATGTGTATCAAAATGTGTATCAGAAAAAATGCTTTTGTTAAGTCAATCTACATTATTGAAAGGGTATGACGCTAATGAAAGACAAAAAAAGAAAAATCGTATTATTGAAATCAATTAACGAAAACATGAATGCGGTAGTAGTAAATCAAGAAATTATCTATTCACGGTTAGAAGCTATTATAAAGAAAATGGACAAACTGGAGAAAGATCATAATGTTATCATTGAAACGACTTCTATAGAAAAATAAAAAAAGCCCTCCCCACCGAAAACGGAAAGGAGGGCGGAGTTATATAATGAAAAAGAGAGCCAGATTACTCCGACTCTCTCAAGTATACATCCGAAAACACACACCCCAATTACTGATATTATTATACATCAAACGGACAATATGTTCAAGCCTGGAATTATGTATGCGAATACGTTACATAGTGTGTTTCTTCCTGAGACAAAATATTTATCAATTCGAAAATAGTGGGATCTGGTGTAAGAAATCTCGTATAATCAACGGTTTCTTGAAATTCATGTGGCTGTTCTGTTTTTTCTTGCATGTTTTATCATCTCCTGTTCAAGCCTGAATTTATACCCCGCGCCAGGCAAGCGGCGGTTGTAAGCAAAACGCGCTTTTATATTCCGCCGGCGTTAAGCGGGAGAAGGTTCATCATGTGATTGATCGTGTAGCGTTTTACGCGACTTGAATCCCCGCAGCAGAAATTAACCGCACAAAAAAGGCTGTTTTTGAGGTCTTCTAATGGATATAAGCGTTTAATACCGCAAAAGAGACCATAATTAATAATATAAGCCCCCAGGAAAATTCCCGGGGGCTGTCTTTCTATTATTCGCTTTTCTTAGGTTCGGTATAAGAAAGCGCCTGGCTGGAATCGCTTAGGCCGCTTGTGGTGGGGTCGTTTAACAGGTTCCATACGGATACCAGAACAGACACCACGATTACAGGGCTCTGGACGGCCTGTAAGAGCACGTTTCCTACAGCCTGCCAGCTAGTCATATCTTCCCAGTTGAAGCCCAGACAAGCCAGCATGGGCAGAAAAATGGACGCTGCCAGATTGAACCAGAACACAGGGTTTTTAAACCGCACCTTCCAGTTGATTTTCATTTCAGTTCCTCCCTTAACTCGTCGATTCGGTGATGGGCGCTTTTCGCGCTGTCCTCCACCTTATACATTCTTTCAATCAGGTTATTGTGCTTAGCCACTTTTTCTTCGAGTTTTTGAATCCGGTAGGTGGTCAGCCGGCTGGAAACTAAAACGCCTCCCAGGCTCCCCACGATGGTTCCCAGCAGAGAAATGACGGAGACGATGATTTCTGTTGACATCAGCTCCACCGCCTTACTCGATTACAATCTGAAGCTTTCCGATGGCGTTTCCGAAAGCGCCCGCGTAGCCGTCCTGGCCGTTTCCGGTTTCATTGTCATACTGCCAGGGATAATAGCTTCCGCCCACAGGAGCGACCCGGTATTTGGCTTTCTTATACGGCCTGATGCTGTCCGGGGTGTAATAATACACTTCAACAGCGTCAATCTCCAAACCGTTTCCCGCGTAGCCGTTTACAGCGTCGTTGATGCTGCAGCCGGTTACATAGGGAAGCCAATTGCCGCCCTTAATATGTACCCGGTACTTTACGGAACCAGCGGAAACACGAACAGCGACATCAGTGACGGCTCCGGTAAATCCCGCGTAATCCTCAAGGTTTTTCACCTCGGGAAGCCAGCCGTCCGCCTTGGTTCTTACCCGGTAATATACATCTACCGTTTTCGCTGGCTCGGGCGCGGGAGCTGGAGCAGGGGAGGGCGCGGGCTTGTCCCCGTTTAAATGAGCCTCCACCATCTTCAGAAACCTGTCCCAGCCCAGGTCAAGGGTTCTGTGGGGACAGTATTTTCCATTGTAATCCTGGTGCTTGGTTACCCTGTCCATTCCCCAGCCATAGCGTTTTAAGATAGAAGCGATAAACTCAGCGGCGTTTTGCTCCGCTTTGGTGAACTTCTCACCGCCTGACAGGGAATAGCAGATCTCCACGGCGATCCCCTCCCGGTTGCCTTTGCCGTTTCCGTCTCCGGCGTTCCAGGTGTTCCGGTTTTCCGGCACACCCTGAACTACCTCCTGATCGTCCACGGCGTAATGAAAAGAAACCTCATTGTCGTTACGGATCATATAGGCGATTTCATTCGCCGCCGGTGCGTCGTTGGCGGTGTTGTGGACCACTACCCTGGTAGGAGTCATGGCATAAGGGCATTTAACGGAGTAACGGGAAGGGTCTGCTAAATTTTGAATGATTTTCATTTTGCTTCCTCCTTGTTTTCTAAAGCGGATAAACGCCGCTCTAAATTCTCAATTTGCTTTTGCTGCTTCTGCACCATGCAGATTAAAGGGGCAATAAATTCATCATAGCGAAGGGAGTAGATATATTCTCCTTCGACGGTCCGGGTTTTTAATTCTTTCCGTGTTACAGTTTTTTCCTCTCCGGTTTCCTCGTCTGTGACAGTCTCGGGAACGTCCTCGTAATAATCCTCCGTTTTTGGGGATTTGATGAATCCGGCGAAATCCATGCTTGTCATTCCAAGCTGAGGGAACAGCTCCTCAATATCCTGCGAGATCAAGCCCCAGTGGGTTCTGCCGCTGTCAGCGTCGTTAAACACATAGGAACTTGGCTTCAGCCCCATAATAAACGCCGTTATTTTTTCTGGGTCAAGATCTGTGATATCGTGCTTAGCGTTTCGATCGGAGGTTTGAATAGTGCCGTTCTGGGCGAAAACAGCGCGCCATTTCTGGTTGGCAACCCCTAAATACAAATGGCCTGTTGTGCCGGCGTTAACAGAAGGCCGAAAAGCATTTGCTTCGTCTGTGCCGTTGCTTCGCAAAACAACGCCATATTCATTTCTGGAATCACCGCCCAACTGTAAAATTCCGTTTCCGTAAATTTGAGGATAACTTGAGGAGGTATATTGATGTCTGGCGCTGATTGCTGCGTTGATATTGTCGGTCAAAACCTTGTGCCAGGGATTCCACGATGAAATATCGCCGTTTTTAGTTCGATATGCCAGCCAGCTGCTTCCATTATATTGGCCTAAAAACTGTAAAACATAATTATTGCTGGTCTTCCCGGCGGCTGAAAGATAGATTCCATTGAGGCCAGAGCCATTAGTCGCGGCTTCATAAGCGAAACCAAAGCCGTTGTCTATGTCGTTTAAAGCGGGAGTTTCGCTGATCAACGGAATTTCCTGCCGCAGATAATTCGTTAAAGCGATATTATCTGTTGTGGCTAAAACCCTTTGATTGGCTGGATAAGGAGGCGTGTTATATTTAAAACCCGGGGTAAAATACAGGGTACCGTTTGAAGCCCAAATAACATCATAGGCATCTGGATCATCTTCTCTTTGAAAGCCCCACCCCTCGCTTGCGCTTCCCGCTGGGTCGGCAGTCAAGATACGATTTACATTAACGATATTAGAATTTTGGCAGTCTAATGCGTATTTTTCGTCCGCTGGTCCGCTGCCGCCGTACTGATTGGCCTTCAGCTTTAATGCTCCCTGCATTTCTCCGCCGGTAATTGGTAAGGCTCCCACATCAGAGGCAGACGGCATTTGAGCCAGCTTGCCGGAGCTGTTTAGGGTTGCAAGGCCGTTAGGCTGCCCTTTGCTTGCTTCCAACGCGTCCAGATCGGCTTGGAGAGAAGCCACGTCGATGTCCTTTAACTGGTTATAGATTTCTTCTGCGTTTTCCCCCTGGGTTTTAGCGTAGTCACCTTGAGTTTTCGCATAGGCCGCCTGTGTCTCGGCCGCCTGCGCCTGTGAATTTGCGGATTCCGCTGCTGAAGTTGCGGCATCGGCTGCGGTATTAGCAGACTGTGCCGCAGTATTTGCCGCCTGAGCCGCCGTGTTCGCTGACTGAGCTGCCTCATTGGCCTTGTCCGCGGCTTCACTGGCGATCCCTGTGGCGTTGTTCGCTTCGTTGAGAGCTTCCGCCAGCCTGGAAAATTCGTCTGTGCTCTCGATCGCACCGTCATAATTGCTCTTGATAATGCGCAGAGGGGGAAGGGTTACCTTTAAGGTATGGTTGTCTGTGTCAATGATTTGAAGCTCACATAGCTTGGTAAGGCCGGATACCGCCATCATTTGAAGGGTGAGGGTTACGGTTGCTTGGTTTCCTTCTACATCGCAGGAATTATAGATCATGGTGTTGTCCGGCTTCTGTATGTACACGGATACCGTTTTCCCGGTTAAATCAAGAGGAGAACCATTATCATAGAGATAAATTCTTAACTCTCTGCCGTCCGCTTCCTCCTGAATTACCCGGATTTCTCCAAGGGGCTGCTGCCATGTGCTGTCAATCTCTATTTCTTTGTAGACCAAAATTACACCTCCTGCTTTTGTTGAAGACTATCAACCTTGTCGGACAATTCCTGAACCGCTTTCCAAAGGACAGAAACCATTCCGTAGAGATCGATAGCCTTATCTCCGCTTTCAGTTTCCCGGCGAATTTCTTCCGGGGCTTCATCGTACATTAAGCCCACCGATTCGTTTTTCGTGCCGACTGATTTTCTTTTTAAATTTTTTGCGTTCTCCTCTGGGATCATGTCTTGTTTCAGCCGATAACGGTACACCGCTGAACCTCTCACTTTCTCTAAGAAGGTTCCGGACAGCTTTTTTACTCCGGTTTTCTTTTTTCGGTCGGAGGTCACAAGAGATCCATTGGAATAGATATTTCCGAACTTAGCGTCACCGTTGGATTCAATGGACGCTCTCATATATCCATTTGTACCGAACTCAATTTTATTTTTATCATATAAAA